AGCGAAATCAGGTTTATCAATTTTTTTGGGATCACCTGCTAATCTTGCTATCTTTTTTTGTTTCTCAGATAATTTTTTAGTTGGTGTAGATTTAATATCCATAGCTGGTACGCCAGATCTACCTGTTCCTTTTTTGTAGCCTATTCTACCGCCTTTTCTTTTTTTCTCTCGTAGAAATTCTTTTGTTTCTTTACCAACCATTTCTTTTTTCTTATCTGCTTTTAATTTAGTTATTTGATCGTCAGTTACGTTACGTTTAGGATTATCAGATTTAAAATCCTCTATTCCTTTTTTAAGTCCTTTATCGATTGCTTTAACTTTTTGTTTAAACTTTTGAGTGGCTTTAGAAAGTATGCTTTTAGGTTTTACTCCACCAATTGTAGCCACTTTACCACTATCTTGTGGTCCTTTAAAAATTTTTGAATATCCTTTAAAGAATAATTTTCCTGCTCCTACAAATTTATTTGACATTATTTTTTTCCTCCGTTTCTAAAAATTTGTGTACCCTTTATACCAAAAATACTGGCAACTACAAGCACCCATAAATTGGTGAACCATTTCGGAAGCTCGTGAAAGTATTCGAAGAACAATTTCACCTTCTCCATCGCAGTTGGGTCGTCTGACATGACTGCCCACATTAAAACTACGATAGGCGCCGATATAATCACAAGTACAAATTCGTCCTTATAGTCGTTTTGCCTAGCTTCTAGTAATTTGCCTTGGTAAGCCTCCTCACCGCGAGCCATTTTCTCAGCATGCATAAGTTGGGCGTCTGACATAGCCATTTTCGTCCTTTGACGGTTGGCATATATCTTACCTCCAGCTTGCAAAGCGATTTTTGCTAGACTGAACCAAGCCATATTAGTACCAAGTAGCTTCTTTTTTCTTTTCAGCTAACATTCTTTTAGTTCCTCTAACTTTTTCCTTATCTCCTGTAGGAATTCCGTTAAAAGCACCATCAGCTGTTGTTTTAGATCTAGGATCTATCTCAACATTCTGATCTGGAACGCTAACTAACTTAGATTTTTTATAATTCATCATATTTTTGTTCCTTTTGTTACTCTTCTACCTCAATAGCAGTTATACCTGGTTTGTCAGCCTTTGCAAGACTTACTCCAGCTCTTAATTTTGCTAATTTTTCGTTCTGATCCATTTTTTCGTCTGAAATATCCTTAGCTTGCATTAATTTTGCTCTTGCAATGTCTTGTTGAGCTTGGTCAGAGTCCTTTTTACGCTCATTTTCCATCGCTCTAAGGTCAACTTCTCTTGCTTTTAGTTTTAAAAGTGGATCAGAGTCAAATTGTGATGTAATTTTCTTCTCTTCCTTCATAAATTCTTCTGTCATCTCTGCAATTAGAATTGCTTTTCTAGCTTCAATCTGTTGTGTTATCACTTGTAGCTGTTGTGCCACCTGTGGATTGACTGGAGCTTGTTGTTGCATCATCTGAAGCTGCATTAATTGCTCTCTAAACTCTAATTGTATTTGTTCTTGAGCCATTAAACTGATGTGTTCTAAAATATTTTTTTGAATTAGGCCCATAATCGCAGGATTATTTCTAACCATGTTTGTTGCCATAAAGTTTAAGTGTGCTGTGATGTGTGCTCTGTGATCTTGACCAGGAAAAGCTTGGAAAGATTTACCTGACATAGCCATAATATGTTCCTGACTCGGATCCATAGGTTGTACAGGCTGTGGTGGAGGTAAAATTGCATCAATATTTTTAACACCAATCGCTTCGTACATTGTTCTGTACGCAGAATACAAGTTATGTATTTGTGGATTAGATGTAGCTAATTGTAATTGTGTTTGTGCTAGTGTTATTCTTTGTGACATAGAAAATATGTTTGGATCTGCTACTGGCAGAATATCTATTCTCTCATCAAAGTCTGTTTGTTTAATAACTCTTGCGCCGCCAACAACATCATAAGGATATTCTGGTGGTAAATACGTTGCAATAATTTTAGCTAATAATTTAAACTCTTGCTTCATAGAGCTGTACAATCTTTTGTGTATTGCAGACATAACTTTAGATCCTCTTTCAAGAAGAGCTATTGTTGTACCTACAGCTGCATTAGATTGTCCTTCGCCTATCTGCATTTCAGATATGGCTGCGAATCTCTGTCCTGCTTGAACCACAATACCCATTAATTGTAATAGAGTAGCTGATGGTTCTTTGTATGGTAGAGGGAAGAAAGCTTCACGTAGATTGCCACCTGGCGCATCTACATCTTTGAATTCACCAGGTTGAATTGGAGAAGCCTCATCTCTAACACGCACCCCTCTTTGTTTAAAACCAGCAGGTAGGTTTGACAAAGTTCCTGCATCTAATAATTGGCGGAGAGCGACTGTTGCAGTTCTACTCAATCCGCCAATCATATGTATCAATCCAAATCCGTAGAATCCTAGTCCTGGCAGAAATTTAAAGTGGACAAAATATTGGACTCTTTGTTTTTTTGGATCGTTGGGCGCATAGTTCCTTCTTATCGAAAGAACCGTTCCACTACCCTCTTCGATTGTAACGATGTAGGGTAGCTTGATACCAGTCGGCTCGCCGTCTGGACCAATGTCTTCGAAGCCTTCTAAATCTAGATCTACGTGACACTCAAGAAGAGTATACATAGGAATTTGTTTTCCAGATTTTTTAGTGCCTTCTAATTCTTTTTCTTTTTTTGAAACTTCATCATTAACAATTGTGCCTGGTGGGTTAAGTTCTACATCAGAATAAAACCCTGCAACTTGTTGTTTTCTTAAATCGTTTTCTGATAATTTTAAAACGTGAATAATAGCTTCTGCTTCAGCTAAACTGTTTGCTGTGTAAGGTACGATTAAATCATCAGCAGGTACAAACTTAGATACCGCTCTGCCTAATAAATCATCGTAGTAAACTTTTTTAAATGTAGATCCTGCTAGAGGTAAGTGAAATAACATCGAGTCAAACTCTGGCTCGTACTCTTTCATCTGATCCATGATTTGATAATTCATGAAATCTTTTACTCTGTGTGCTTGTTGATCTTTCTGTGGAGTTTTAGCTCCTAAAATCTGTGTTCTTACTGGACCGTCTGATGGTAAAAGTTCCTTATATGCTGTAGCCTGGAACTGAGTTACCGCCTCTGCTAGTACAGGGTGCGTGGCTCCCGATGCACCTTGGAAAGGCTCTGTTCTATTTTCGTATTTAAATCCTAAAAGATCTAGACCATCTGTGTAAGATTTTTCCCAGTCTTTTCTAGACATCTTGTAATCGATGTAATTATTTTTTAATTCTGATCCTAGTGGGTCTAATACATCCGCAGGTAAAATATCTGCAAGATTATCAAAATGAGATTCTGTGCCAGGTATGTTTATTGAACCTGGTTCAAAGTCAATCGTTGCACCACCATCTTCTTCAGGCACAACTTCGACGGGTTGCTGTTCTTTAATTTCTTCCTTTATCTCGACCTCTTCGCCCGGAACTTTAATCTGAGTACGAGTGTTAGGAAGTCCTTTATCTATATCTGCCATTTAAACTCCTATAGTTTTCTACCATTATTTTTAAAAAAAGCCAAGCCTTGTGATGTAGGTCCTTTTTCTGGTGCTGGGCCTGATGATTTACCTGCAAGTTTGGCTATGCCACCACCTGCATACATACCTAGTTTGAAATCTGCAAATCTATTTGTGGGTATATTAACTCCACCTGTAACAGGTTCTCCAAAAGGTAAACCTTGTGTTCCAAAAAATCTTTCTTGGTTTGCAGAGTTTCTACGAGCATCGTTAAAGACTGTTTGAAAATACGCTTGATTTAAAATATTGTCCTGACCTTGAAGTTCCTCTGGTTTCATACCTCTGTAAAAATTTAAAACATTTTCTTTTGTAAGCTCGGGAGCACCGCCTAACTCATCTCTTTCTTTTTGTAAAAACTCATCTGTTATAAATACATCAGCTAAATCTTTATTGGTAAGCATTGGAGGAGCAATTTCTTTTTTTTGTTGTCCTGGAGCTGCTAGTGTTTCAATCTCATCTACTTTTGCATTTCTAGCTGCAACACCAATTTTTTTAAATATATTATTTGTGCCCGCAATATCTTGTGCTTCCATTTCCAACCTTGATGCGCTATCGGTAACAGCTTCAGGTACAAATTTATTTTTAACATTTTGTGTGGCTTGTTTAATTCTTTGTTCTTTTATTTCTCTAAGTTGTTGATCTGATATACCAGTAAAATCTTCCATATTTTGCTGTATGTCAATGTCTGCGTTAACCTCAACGTCAGCTAATTCTTGTATGGCGTTTTTATAATCTCGTGCCCTCATTATAGTCAGAGCATTTTCTGGACCCACTGTTCTTTCAAACTTTTTTTGATCTGCCATCTTAGTTTGATTGCCTGGTAATAAATAATCTGAAGCTCTTAATAAAGATTCACTAAGCGTGTCTCCCATACCTATACGAACTAAAGACTCACCTGCTACAAAGATAGCTTCTGGTATAACACCAAACTTCATTACGTTTCTACCAATCTTTGCCGCTCTATTTAAAAACTGTGCTGCGTTTCTAGCCTCAGCTCCAGGTTTAATTAATTTTGGATTGTTAATTTTTTCTGCACCACGTGCGATACATTCTTGTGTAGGATTTCCGCCTGTTTGAGAAGGAAGTCTACTTGATCCACAACCTAGAATACCTAAATATTTTGCCATCTCGTCAACCAGTTGAGGATTCTCTGCAACCTGTTTTTTAAACATACCCGTAGTTTTTGTCTTGGCTGCAGCTAAAGCGCCCTCTGCTGTTTTAGCACCGCCGCCTAAAAACTCACCGCCAATTTTTAATCTAATGTTAAGTTCTTTTAATCTTTTATCGGCTATTGCTTTATTTTTAAAAGCATCACTTCCTGGTGTGTTATAGTCGTTTATAATTTTATTAGCTCCTGTGTTTTTATCAAATAAAGCCAGTTGATAACTTTTAGTTGGATATTTCTCCATGGTTGCCATGTGATGAAGCTCTAAGGGGTTTTGAACTTTTGTTTTTGCGGAAGCTCTAGGATCTCTCTGAAAAAAATTATACATTTCAGCGTAAGTAGGGGCTCTCTCATATTTAGAAAAATAACTTCCTAATAATTTATCGGGTCTATCATATTTAAATTTTTTAGCTATTCTAGCAAAATCCATTGTGTTTTCGTAGTCAGGGTGAGCAGTTATTGGAACACCTTTATTGCCCTTGTATCTATGGTCTCTGTAGATAATATTTTTATCTGTGTCTCTAACGCCAGCAAACTTTCCGTTCTCTTCATAAATTTCAAATTTAGGATTTTCATACTCCGCTGCCACGCTCATATATTTTAATAGTCTATTATTATCAGCTTGTAATATACCGCCTTTGCCTTTTAAGGGTCCTTCTTTATATTCAAAGTCTCTTCTTTTAGCTTGTTTTTCTTTTCCCCCTCCTTCGTAATAATAATCCTGTTGTTTTTTTATTATTTCGTCTCTGTTTGCTAAATAATTTTTTCTGTTAATTCTTTTTAATCTTTCTTTATACCCCACTGGATCTTTAGCTAAAGCTACAGCCTTAAATCTTTGATGATCTGGAGTTGATAGCCATTTTTTTTCTGTAAAAACTTTTCCTGTATCAGGGTCTATGGGTTTAAATTTATTTAAAATATTTATTTTTCTAACCCTACCAGCTTTTAAATTTTTTTCTCTCTTTGTCTCTTTTAAAGATTCCAAAGTATACATACCATCTCTTACGTCTTTTCTTTGAGAGGGTGTTAGATCATCTACAGAAATACCTTTCTTTTTTGCAAACGCCTCTGCTATCTCTTGTTGTTTTTTAGTAAAAGGTATTCTAGCTTTTTCTCCTCCTTTTCTAATACCTTTTCCACCTTGACCAGGTCCTTGGGCATCATATTCTTTTTTGAAGTCTTTAAGTTCTTTTTTAGTTTTAAAATATTTTGTAATTACTTTACCTGGATTTTCTCTATCTCTTAATTGTAAAGGATACATACCTTTGTTAGGACCCATAACAAGTTTACCGTTTTTAAATCCTTCTCTAGGACCCGTAAGGTAGTCCATCATCTGTTGATATTCTGCGATCTTCATTATTCTCCTAGCATGTAGGCAACACCACCGCCTGATTTTTTCATTCTAACTTCGTCTAAAACTTCATCTATAGATTCTAAGCCATCATCAAAATCTTCAAAATCACCTTCCATGTTTGTAGGTCTAGCGGTTGTCTCTTCGTACTGTGCTGGAACTTTTACAGGCTTTCCATCTTTACCTATTATTGTTTCCGGTGGTTTAAATTCTATAAGCTCTTTACTTTTAATTCCTTCGTAAACTTCGTCTCCGGCCACAGCCATTCCTGTATTTGTTTTTTCAATCTCAATGGCGCCTGAAGATAGATCTTCGGTCATCTCATAATTTTTGTATTTAGTAACAACCTGTCTTTCTTGTGTGGCTGCCATCGGTGTAATATCATCACCAAGCATTTTAATTTTTTCTACAAGTTTTGGAAAGTAAGCCGGCACTCCACTAGTAGTTTGTTCTACGGTCTTTGCAACCTTAGCAGCAGGTTTTGCAGCTTTAAATAATTTACCAAAGACAGGTATTGAAGCTAGTCCACCCATAAGTTTTAAAAAATTTCTTCGTCCTTTACTTGGTGGACTACCTTTATCAAAACCTATTCGACCACCTATGGCGTTAGGTTTTCTATCTTTTGTTTTTAAATTCTTAAGTATTGTTTCTAATTCTAAAATACTTTCATTAATCGCATCAGAAGTTAAACCTTCGTATCTGCCTCCTTGAGTTTCATCGATATAATCTTTTCTAAATTTTTGAGCAGCTTGATTTTCTATATCCATTTTAGAAGCAGAGGGTTCTAAATTTTGTATTAATTTTTTATCTGCATATAAAGATTCTAAAACTTGTTCTAGATAATCTATTCTATTTTGATCAGCACTGACGCCTTGTTTATCTGCAAAGAATTTCATTTGATCATCTATCTTAAAGTCTTTTAAATTTTGAGATCCTTTCTTGCCAGATGTTCCAGCTAAATATTGTAGTAGTCTTCTAAGAGATATGCCTCCGCCGAATCTCATTCCTATTCTTGCAATACCCCCTTCTGCCATAGCATCTGGATCACCATCGAAGTTTTTTAATTTTGTTCCTAGATCAGGCTCTGCGTCTGCTCTTTTAATAATTGGTTCAAGTTCTCCTAAAACTTCTTTTGCACCTTTGCTACTTATTGTTTTGAAAGGACCTTTTCTACCTATCACTTCGCTTGCAATCTTTTGAGCTTCGATGCCACTAAGATCAGATAGATTTACACCTTTTAAATCTTTAAGTCTTTCTGCAACTCTATCTGTTGATGACATGCCTTTAATTCTATTTGAAAAATCTTTAAACATTTCTATTTGATCTTCCATAGCCTGTAGCGTTGGATCTACATCAGGTTTTTTATTTTTAGGTGGAGGTAACTCATCTCCTAATTTAATACTTCCCAATCCTCTCTCTTCTAAATTTTTATTTGTTAATTCTTCTAACTCTTTAGCAAGATCTATACTTTTTTTATTTTCTGGTCTTGGTGTAAAAGGACTAACTTTATCTTTCCCACCTCCTGGAAAAGGTATAATTTTATTTTGTTGCTCTATAATTTCTGCTTCTCTTTTTAAGAGTTTTAATTCACCCACATTAGGGGCTCTACCCATTTCTTTGGTAAAACTTTTTACTAATCCCATTAAAATAAATTTCATTAATAATACGTCCTAGGTTTAGGGTCTTTGGGTTCGTCAATGTAATCTTCAGGGTGACCGATCAATCCGCCCTGCCTGAAGCGCATGATAGCTTGTGTCGTAGAGTCCACAAGGTCGTCGTAATCACCGTTAGGAAATGCTGCACATTCCTCAATAACCTCCTCTGCAAATTTCTGATCTGGCGCCCATATCATTCCAGACTCGAAAAGAGGTGCAACGGCGTTTACCCTTGCATGTTTATCATTTCCCTTGCTGGGTGTAAAGTTAATAACTGGGATGTTCATCTGCCGAAGTTCGTAGGTCAGAGGTAGTCCTGATGCTTTGGCCTCGACAATAACAGACTCAGGTTTCCAATAATCATACTGTTGTAACGCTAATCGTCTAAGTTCTGGAAACTCATACCTGCCTTTAACAGCATCTAATAATAGTAAATTAGCTGGACTATCTTCGTTTGGATAAAAAATACCCCAGGTCGTAATCGCTGAATAGTCGGCTGTTTCTTTTTTTAAGAACGCTGTATCGTAAGATTGTATGACGTGATGTAGGGGCGGTATATCTTCTTTATCGTACACGTTCCACCATTCACGTTTCAAGATCGCACCTTCCTCGGACGTTGGTTGTTGCATCCACTGCGCGTTCCATTTGCCCACGGGCAATGAAGCTTTGACCTTTTCTAGTTCGTCTAACTTCCAATACTCTGGCCACACTGGTCCGTGGTCCATGATTGCCGGAAACTCGACCACGTGCCACTGATCAGACTTTGGTTCTTTTTGATTCGCAACTAACTTAGCTGTGAGATCTTTGGTTGACCATCTAGTCATTACTAAAATAATCTTACCACCTGGTTGCAAACGTTGACGTGGTCCTGAAGTATACCATTCGTATGCTGACTCTAATGCTGTAGGGGACAATGCATCTTGTTCAGAATGTGGGTCATCAATTATAAGTAGGTCAGCGCCACGACCCGTTATGGCACCGCCTACTCCAGCTGCAAAGTATTCTCCGCCTTGGGCCGTTTCCCAACGACCAGCTGCCTTGGAGTCTTCTTGTAAAGTTGTTTTAAAAATTTTTTTATAATCTTCTGAGTCGATAAGATGTTTTGCCTTTCTACCAAACCGCACGGCTAGTTCTCCTGTGTGCGTTGCTTGAATGATCTTGAGTTTCGGTTCACGGCCCACCATCCACGCAGGTAGTAAAAAAGATGCAAATTCAGATTTAGTATGCCTTGGCGGCATGTTCACAATCAAACGAGTTATTTCACCCGTAGCTAATTTATTAAATTTATCTGCGATGTGCCTGTGATGGGACCCCTCTACGAAATCTGGCCACATGCATTTTACAAAAGATAGAAAATCACTTTTAGCTTTGTTCTGTATCTTTTTTTCAGCATGGAGTAGTCGTAGTCTTTTAAAGGTCTTACGTACATCTGCAGGTAATTTTTCTATATTTACCTTATTTAAATCCATGGTACCAAAATGTTTTTAGCAGGGTTGTCTGTCTAAATCAAAGCATAAATACGAAAGTAGTGGGACCCCTTTTTGCAAATTTAGGGGGTGGGGGTGCGATACAACCTATAATTGAGATCTGTTTGGGACCCCGAGGCGCGAAGCGCCGAGGTAAGAGAGAGGCGCCCCGCAGGGGCGCCTCAACCTGTGCTTGTTTAGTCTAGTAATACCATGTAGGCTTTAGCATTATGTTGTCGAAACCAATCTAGATCTCGTCTCACTAAATCCCAGAATGAAGATATGCCGACATCATCTCGGTCTTTATCTTCCATGGTTGCGGCTAACTCATTATGAATAATTGCGTCATACTTTGCTGCCTCTTCTTTTGTTAGTTCAATAGACTCGCCTGTGAATCTATTCTTTCTTATTTCTGTTTTTGTTTCCATGATCCAAGATTATCCTACACTACTTTCATTGTCAATCTTATTTATTGTAGTGCTATAATATTTGCGACCGCCCCAACCCTCGTGTTCCGTTTTCTTTGGGTCCTCGATCGGTGTTTCGAGCGGCTCTAATCGTGGCGCTATTTTAATCATTTCTTCTGCATACTTGTTTGCAAAATCGGTGTAACAATTCATACTACAAAACCAATTATACCAATTGCTACGATTGTACCAAGTGCTGTTAGTATGTTGTTTTACTTTTCTAGTTCTTAGAACCTTAGAACCTTTAGTTCCTCGAACCCGATCCGTTGTTACTCTCTCGTGACAACACGGACCATGGCACCAAACATGTGTACTCATGTTCTGACCTTAGCCTCTCCAGTTGCCATTCTCCAACCATCGTTATCTAAATCCCAGTACACTAAACATGGTGTACCATTTTTTGATACGAAACTTTTGCCTTTAGTTCCGTCTGGTTTATCATACTGACCTTTACGTGTGATAAACTTTGCATGCTTCTTTGCGTAGTAAGTTATATAAAACATTTCGTTCTTTCTGTTAGTGTTATGGGATTATCCTATAAGATAATCCCATAGTTGTCAATCCCTAGTTTAACTGGGATTTCTCGTATTGTTTTCTCAACGCGATCTTTTGTTCTCGCGTTTGAGATTTGTTTTTCATACCTTTAATTAAGTTTGCAAGGTTGCTAGGATTATAGATTGTCAATCCAGTAGAGTTAGTTCTCACTAATTCTGCCTCGTCTAATTCTATTCCAAGTTCTTTTGCTAACTCAATTCCCTCACTTAGAT